GAGTGGGCTATGCGTAAGCTATCAGAGCGAGATGATAGTGATGCAAAGGTGGTCAAGAAACCTACTGTGTCACCTATGGAACGAGTCAAGCACATCACTGGTGAATTCATTGCTGGTATAGAAGAAGTAGTTGATGACTGGGAGAATGCTGGTGAGTTCAATATATACAAAGAGATGCAGTTAGCAGATCTTAACATGTTTTCTGCTCGTGCGGTCTTCGATTATTATGAACCACAACTAAAAGAGATCCAGGAACTAGTCAATGATAAGACAGAGGATCTTGTTGAAGCCTATAGTCATATGTCAGTACCAAAACGTAAGAAGTACCTTGCGTTCCTGACTACACTCACTGACGATGCTAAGAAGTACGTGCTCAGCAAGAAAGCCACACGTAAGGTATCAGTCAAGCGACCAAAGACTGCTGATCGTCAGGTAGCAAAGGTAAGCTATCTCAAAGAGTCACCAGAGTTCAAGCTTACATCAATCAACCCTATTCAATTGGTTGGTGCTCGAAGATTGTATACGTTCCACGTCAAAGAACGTATTATCACAGAGTTTGTTACACAAGCTGCAGCAGGCTTTGAGATCTCTGGTACTACTATCAAGAACTTCGATACTGTGAACTCTCGATCGATTAGGTTACGTAAACCAGAAGAGATGCTTAATGTGTTTCTGATTAAGACCCCGAAACAAATCGATAAGTATTGGAGTGAATTGACGACCAAGACTGTAAAGCCTACTGGTCGAATAAACAAAGATATGATTTTGTTAAGGGTTATGGATCAATGAAAGTAACAATGATTGATCCACCGAGTGGATGGAAATATGGATTTCCAAAAGTCCTACCAGATAATGTTGAAGATACTGTTAAGTGGTTAGTCGAACAAGGTTATCCACAACAAGAAATTGATAACTGTGGTAAACACTTTCACTGCAGATATTGGGAGTCAGATGATGAGTGATTTTTTAAACAGAGCAGAGTTTACTAAGTTAGTTGAGAAAGCAGTACGTGATTTCAACATGACTTATATGGACGCAATGATTGATATTTGTGATAAGAATAATATCGATCCAGAAGATGTAAAGAAATTCGTTGGTGCTCAACTACAATCGAAACTTGAAGTTGAGGCAATGGAACTAAATCTCTTACCGAAAAAAGCAATGTTAGATTTCGGTTAGGGGTATACAAACGCATAAATATGTGTTATAATAATTCAGTAATATTTCAGACATACGAGGTAAAATACAATGTCATTCGCAGCACTAAAACAAAACTCCACATCAATCGACAAACTAGTTAACGCAGCACAGTCTGTTGGTGGTGGTGAAAAGAACTCCTACAAAGATGAACGTATGTGGAAACCTACCGTCGATAAGATGGGTAATGGTTATGCCGTTATTCGATTCTTGCCGGCAGCAGAAGGTCAGGATCTTCCATGGGTTCGTTACTGGGATCATGGGTTCAAAGGTCCAACTGGTAAATGGTACATCGAACGTTCTCTTACGTCGATTGGTCAAGATGATCCAGTTGGTGAACTGAACTCTAAACTCTGGAATTCAGGTATTGATGCAGATAAGGAAACAGCACGTGTACAAAAACGTCGACTTCATTATGTATCAAACGTACTAGTAGTTTCAGATCCAGCCAATCCTGAAAATGAAGGTAAAGTCTTCATGTATCAGTATGGTAAAAAGATCTTCGACAAGATCATGGATGCTATGCAACCACAATATGCAGATGAAACGCCTATGAATCCATTCGATTTCTGGGCAGGTGCAAGCTTCAAGATTAAGATTCGTAAGGTAGATGGTTGGGTAAACTACGATAAGTCGGAGTTTGATTCCCCAACGGCACTATCTCAGGATGATACGTATCTTGAAGGTGTTTACAATTCGATGCATGATCTTGCAGATGAGTTCACTAACCCATCCAAGTACAAGTCTTATGCAGAACTAAAAACAAAGCTTGAGAACGTACTTGGTACCGTATCACCAATGAGTGTACGTGATGAAATCTCACTTGGTAATGAAGCACCAGCTCCAGCACCACGTGAAATGCCAGCTCAGAGTATTACAGAGCTTGATGATAACATCCCAGACTTCGATGCAAAGAAGGATGACGATGATACCATGAGTTACTTTGCTAAGTTGGCAAATGAAGGATAATATATAAGATATGAGATATGATCTAATGCAAAAGATGCTGAATTAGGTACGCCAGTCGCCTACGGCTTGTCGTCGTATGGATCCTAATTGCAGAGTAAGACTCGAATAAAAGGCTGGCACAACACAAAGGAGAGATTACTTCGGTAATCGGGGATTGGGAGACTTCGGTCTCCCTTTTCTTTTACAGTGGTGATGCATATCCCGCAGGATTATATCTGGAAATTCCGCCGTTTAACCCATCAATAGCTGGGGTAGATTTATCGATAACTAGTCCCATATTCTGATTGGTAACAACATTTGAATTCTGTGAAGCGTCAATGTTAACAGGTGCGCCAGAGCCAGTACCATTAATTGATCCAGCAGCTAATTCATTAATTTCTGCCATTGCTTCTGCCGTTGGGATCATAGTTTTATTCATACCTCTGGATTGAAGATATCTTCCACCTGCCTGCATTAGAGTTGTTTGATATTGTGCTATTTGTGCAGGTGCAAGATTGTTCCCCATCGAAGGTGCAATCTTTGACATGTATCTTCGTTTCGCGGCATTAATGGCTTCGTCGTATTCAGTTTTTATATTCCCATAATATTGTTTTAAAAACATACCAAACTCGCTATCATTCATATTCAACAAGCTTAAGAATTGTGCGAGAGATTCTTGACCCGCACTATCTATTTCAAGTATCCCAGTCTCTGGATTCATTTTACCGAAGACTGCCATAAGACCGATCTCAAACTGTTCAGGGTATTTAGTGGCGTTTTCACGTAGTGCTTTCCTCAAATCCATCATCTGTTTTAATGCTGATCCGCCAGAACCTCTCAGATATCCTAAGAATTTCATGATCATATTAGCTTCTTCACCACCTTGATGCTCGGCCGTGAATAGAACAGCACCAGAAGGGGTATTTATTCTGCCACCAGTTTCAGACGGGGTTAAAATAATACTACCAGCTATACCAACAGTACCACCTAAGAATCTTGCAAGACCTGTTAATCGAGCAGCTGTACCTGTAGCACCCACCGATCGCGATACTGCTGCACCACCTCTGGCAGCTTCTTCAGCTAGCCCAACTGGGTCCATGAAGTTCATACCCCGCATGAATTTAGAAAACACACTTGTTTTTGGAGCGGTAACATCAGCCATTTTTACATCAGGTTGTACACCAAGTCTTTTTGCTTGCTTTAGATTCCTCATATCCTCTGGAGAAGCTTCACCTAAAATTCTATCTGGTACACCAACAAAAGTTAGCTTCCCACCGTTAGGTGTTTGCATCTCTAGGATCATTCTACCACTACCGTCAAGAGCAGGTCCTTTGACTTCAACAATTGAAATATTACCATTACCAGCTCTATAAATAAGTTTTTGACCTTTAGTAAAGCCACCATGTAATTCTTTTTGAAATTGCATAGCTGAAGCCATTCTTCTGAATTTCCCAACCTCGGCTTGACCAGCGGCAGCGGCTCTTTCTGCTTCTTGTAATCTAAGCTCTTTACTCACATTCATAATTTTTTGTCTTTGGGCAAATCTGCTTGATTCAGCTTTTGAGAGATCTGATCGTAACGCTTTTAGTGTGTCGGCCTGGTTTGCTGCTTTCATTTGTTCTGTTACTAAATCCGTACGTGCGGCTTTAACAGTATCTAATTGTGATTGAAGGGTACTGATTCTTCCTTCAAGTTGTTTAATACGATCACCGTTTACAGCACGTTCAGATTTCAGTTCTTTCTGAACAGATCTTATTTCACTTTGTAATCTTTTTGTTTCTGTATCAAAGGCCTTCTTTTGGTCTTGTAAATTTTTAGCGTCAGTTTTTGCTTGTTTTTCAAGATCTTTTATTCTATTCTTTAGATCTTTATTATCACTCCGTAAGTTTGAAGTATCTTTAGTCAAAGCATCAAGAACCCGTTTGGTTATACGGATTGCTCCAATACCTAGCGCGGCAAGAACACTACCTACTACGCCTCCTATAATTTTCTCTAACAAATTACCGCCAGTAGCACCAGCTATAGCAGCACCAGCTGCACCACCTGCTAATATTCCTAAGCCGCCAATTTTACTTCTACGCTCTCTTCTATCCTCAAGGTCATCAAGTCTCTTTCTTTCATTCACACCCAAGAATTTTTGGATGCCTCTATTAATATCATTTAAAGACTTTGACTGATCCTCAAGTTCACTAATTATATTGTCATCATTCTTTTTGATCAGTTCTGATACGGATTTGAGTGTAGTCATTTATGTTCTCTTTACATATTCTGTTTCTGTTGTTCTAACGTTTTCAAATGATTCATCAATAAGGTAACGTAGACTTCCCTTTCCCAAGGCATCATATTATAAAGATCAGTTAATGAATAATTATGGTGTTCCATTAATAAAAAATTAACCTCATAATGGTTTACAAGTGTCTCATGGGAAAGGGCTACTAAAAAAAATCAGCGATTCCTCTTAGCTCCATTTTATTTTCTTTTTTACACGATTCACATTCCCATGTAACATCAAGTTTTACTTCTGGTGTATTCAAAGCAAATTCTTTTAACAAATTAAACTGCTCTGTAGTCATATTATTAACAAAATCCACTAATTCTTCAAATGGTTCTGCTGAAACATCAATTCTTTCTTCTTCCGTAAGAACTGCTTTGATTGACATCAAAGTTGTTAAATAAACCACTTCAGCATCTGTTTTCGTATCTTTTACCTTGTTATTTTTTATAATATTATCGTATGTAATATAACCCATTTCAATTGAAACATCATCATTAATTTTTATAATATTATCTTTTTGTTCCCCCATATCCATTTCAGCTTGGTCAATATGAATATCAACTTCTGTTTGATGGAAACATTCATCATGACTACAGGCTAAAGCAAGCGTAGATTTTTCTCCTACTGATTTTGCCCGAATATTACAAAAAAGATATTCTACGTCAAAGACTGTTAAATCCTTTCCATCTATTTCATCTTCCAAACATGACCTAACTAAATCTAAAATAGATTGATTGATTAGATCAGGATCATTTTGTTCAGAGGCAACCAGAAGAATTTTTTCTTCTTTTACCAAATATGGTCTAAACCTTGTTTGTATCCCACTAGACGGGATAGTAATTGGATACATAGACACTTCACTTAATTTTGGGAATCCCATTTCATTTTTCCTTATGATTTAATATTATATAATTCTACCTAAAAACCCACCAACTTGACTTGTTACAAAATCACCAAGGGCAGATCCTTCTTGTTTTCCAGTATTTCGCCAATCACGATACGATAACTGTATATTGAGTTGTAAAATACTATCTTGTTGATCATCACCTAATTCAATAGCACTCATTGTAGTAGGAAATGCCTCTTGTAATTCGCATTCGTAAATAATATCGCCTCCACTAATAAAATCTAAATCAATTTCACCTTGCGCTAAATTAATTGGTCCAAGAGAAGGTAATCTTCCCTGAATTTCTGACGGTATTTTGAATCCTAAATCTATATTAGCTAACGGAAATCCTACACCTTTTTTTAATTGTGCGATTTGAACAGTCTGACCATACCCACCTTGACCCTTTAGATAACCAGGTTCTAATGTATTAGGATCAAGACAAAGTGACTGCCAATTCTCAAAATATCTCCTTACACCATAATCATTAAGTAAAAGGAATGATAGATTTACATCATCAAAAGCATGACCGTATGCAACCTTTTGGAATGTGTTACCAATACGTCTCTCAACTGTCATGATCTGTCTTCCAGGAACATTTACTGCTCTGCATAACAAATTAATTTCCCGTGAACTAATATTGTTAATTGATGGTAATGTAACCTTATAAATGTTACCTCTTGCAACACCTCTTTTAGAACTAATTGTTGATTTTAGCTGATCTATATTACTCATCTTTGTCTCGCGATTCTTGCTGATTCTCTGTAGACATTTGATTTAGAAGATTTTGCAAAATCAGCAGTCGGTAAAAAGGTTGCGATTTCCCACTCGGGCGCTTCCACGCGAGCGAAGCGGGAACGGACGTGCTCGCTTAGATAATGTTTGAAACAAGGTTTAAACAATCTATATTTCCCAGCACGTTTTAGTAAATCATATGACGCTCTGAATCTTGTCGTCTCATCATATCGATTATTATTTGTAATATCCATTAGAGCATCCAGAAACTTAGCCCGATTGACTGGTGACAAGTAATGTAGATTCATTCCGTAGAACCCACCTTCTGCTGGTCCTACAATAATAGCCAATGGGAATCTGTCGTAGTAAGGAAGCGTGTC